GCTTTAGCACAACAATATATATATCAAGGTTTAGTAACTTCAACAACAATTAACAATATTAAAATATCACCAAATACTGGAACAATAGTATCTGGTACATTTACACTTTATGGAGTAACAACATAATGGCACATACACACAAACTTATAGACGGAGTTAGAGTAGATTTAACAGCAGAAGAAATAGCTGAATTAAATGCTAAAGACGAAATTGAAAATAAAAGAATGGCGGAATTACCTTCTTCTGAGGAAGTAGCTGCTCAAACAGAAACAGATAAATCATCTGGCAAACAAAAACTCAAAGATCTAGGATTAACCGACGCTGAGATAAAAGCACTGACAGGAGCATAATAGATGCTCGGTCATAGTTCGATATCAGCTGTCCCGATAGCCACATCCATATTCGATCCGAATGTAAGTGTAACCGTATCCGGTAATGCCATAGAGATATCTGTTGGACAGGCTCAAGCTTTAGCAGGTTCTGTATTTGAGGTAACGGGTAACGCTCTTAAAATCAATGCAGGAAACGTAACCATCGAGGCAGATGCTAATGTAAATCCTGGTGGAATAGCATTTGAGGTAGGAGCTGGAACAGTAACCATAGAAGCCTCTGCTGTTGTAAATGTAACCGGAAACGCATTGACGATGGCCACAGGGTCTGTTAGTATAATCGCTGAGGCAAATATAACGCCTGACGCATCGCCTTTAAAAATAAAAGTCAATGATGCTTCGGCAATAACATGGAGTGAAATTGATCCAGGTGCAAGTCAGACTTGGGTCGAGATAGAACCTTACTAATATGGCATCAACTTTTTCTACAAATTCAAAACTAGAACTAATCACCACAGGTGAAAAGTCTGGTCTATGGGGCACGATCACAAACACAAATCTACAGATATTAGAACAGCTATCCACAGGATATCTTAGTACAGCAGCTCTGGCATCTGGTGATCTGGCACTTGCATTGGACCAGGGAGCGACATCTAATGGTAAAAATATATACATAAAATTAACAGGATCTCTGGGTGGTAATAGAAGTATCACAATACCAGATGGGTCAGAGAGAATAATCATATTCGAGGATGCTACCACAAGAGGATCGTCCTCACTTAGTACGATAACAGTCAAGACCGTATCTGGAACAGGTGTCGTGTTACCGATAGGATCGACATCGCTTATATATTCCGATGGTACAAATGTTAGTCTTGGTCTGCAGAACAAGGGTTATGTGACCCTGGACTCTGGAACCATCACAGCATATACATCTACAGATGGCGATCAGATATTAGCGAATACAACAACAAACCCTATCACGGTAACCCTACCAGCAACACCTAGTGTTGGCGAGGAGATTGTGATAATAGATGCACGAGGCACTTTTGGATCTAACAAAGTCATAGTTGCTAGAAATGGTTCTAACATAAATTCATCAGCGTCTAATCTGGATCTGACAACTAACGGACAGGCCGTGACTTTGGTATTTATAGATTCAACAAGAGGCTGGTCATTCAAGACAAACACGGCATAAGGAGCACGGACCATGGCCCTTATTGATTTCAAATTCAAACCAGGAATCGACAAACAAAGCACAGAGGCAGGTGCGGAGCAACGTTGGGTCGACTCCGATAATGTTAGATTCAGATATGGTCTACCAGAAAAAGTTGGTGGTTGGTCATCTCTAGTTAATGAATCTATTGTGGGTGTCGCAAGAAAGCTACACTCGTTTGTTGATCTTGAAGGTAATAGGTATGTTGGAATAGGAACAGATAAATTTTTACTAGTATATTTTGAGGGTAGATTTTATGATGTTACACCTTTAGCATCCACGATATCAAGCGCAACTTTTACATCGTCAGGAAGCACGACAGTCACCATCACGACATCTGCCGATCATGGATTCGAGATAGGTGATATAGTTTTATTTGACAATGTGACCCTGCCATCAGGTACGGGCAAATCTAATTCTGATTTTGAGGATAAGGTTTTTCAGGTTATTACGGTTCCAACCTCTAAAACATTTACCATAACTTTTACCAGCACAGTTAATTCTGCATCTGGTGGAAGTATTAATCTAAAACCATATGAGAAGGTCGGGCCCTCCGCTCAGTCTTACGGTTATGGATTCGGTATTGGTAATTATGGTGGAACTGTAACTGGTGTTACCACGACAACTTTAAACGGATCGTTGGGCGCAAACACTACAGGAACGGGCGGAGGGTCCACTGTCACGTTAACATCAACAACCGGTTTTCCAACAGGTGGTGGTACGATAGCTGTTGGCAATGAGTTAATCAGTTACACAGGTATCAGTTCAAATGATCTGACAGGTATCACCAGAGGAGCCTTGGGTACAGCAACGTTTGGAACATCAAACGGACAAGCTCATAACAGTGGTGATACAGTATCCAACGCAACAGATTTTACAAGTTTTGGTAATGCGGTCAACGCCGCAACGGTAACACTTGAACCTGGATTATGGTCATTGGATAATTTTGGACAGGTTTTAATTGCAACAATCGCAAACGGTAAGACATTCACATGGGATGCATCGATTGCAGCTAAACTTACAACAAGAGCATCGACATCAACATCTGGTTTTGCAACAACAAATAATCCAACAGCATCCAGAGTGACACTAGTCTCACCTACAACAAGACACTTGATTCACCTTGGAACAGAGACAACTATCGGTACGACAACAACTCAGGATGATATGTTTATAAGATTTTCGGATCAAGAGGATATAAATACATATACACCATCCGCGATAAATACCGCAGGAACTTTAAGATTGCAGGACGGAACAAAGATAATGGGTGCCATAAAAGCAAAAGAGGTTATCCTGGTATGGACTGATAACGCTCTATATACTATGAAATTTATCGGTGCACCTTTTACATTTGGTCTGGAGCAGGTCGGTACAAACTGTGGACTGATAGGTAAGAATGCTGTCGTTGAGATTGATGGTGCAGCTTTTTGGTTAAGTCCAAAAGGTTTCTTTTTATTTGATGGTACGGTTAAATCCTTACCATGCACGGTTGAGGATTTTGTCTATGATAATTTTGATACAACAAAAGGACAACAGGTGTCCGCAGGATTAAATAATCTATTTACAGAGATCACATGGTCTTATCCAGCAGAAGGCTCTACATTTAATGATAAGTACGTGGTATTTAATTATGCCGAATCAGCAGGTGTGCCTGGTGGCGTGTGGTATACGGGAACAGAGGCAAGAACGAGTTGGATGGATGCAACGATATATAAAAATCCTTTTGCAACAAAATTCAATAGTTCTGCGACAGGTACTTTTCCAGAGATCATAGGTGAATCTGGTTTAGGTCAAAGTATATTATTCGAACATGAGGTAGGAAACGATCAAGTCAATCCTGATGGTACAACAACCACCGTTCCATCTTTCATACAATCTTACGACATAGATCTTGAATCAAGAAGCAAAGATGCCAAGGGCAGATCTAGTGGTCCTAAAATAGCGGGTGAGATATTTCTTGCGATGAGAAGATTTATTCCTGATTTTAAAGTATTGGAAGGTAATGCAAAGGTAAGTCTTAATGTCAAAAGATATCCGCAACAATCAGAGACACAGACAGCATTAAGTCCCTTTACAATAAACTCATCAACAGATAAAAAAGATACAAGAGCGCGTGGTAGATTTGTTAGTGTCAAGATAGAGAATGATGCGGTCAATGAATCATGGAGATTTGGGACATTGAGATTAGATCTACAACCGGACGGGAGACGATAATGCCAAAGATTAATGTGAGAATACCAGAACCAAAAGAGGAATACGATTTCTCGAACCAGAAACAGATAAATAGGACTTTATCTATTGTTGTTGAACAATTAAATTCAACATATCTAAGTGAAACAAAACAGGAGCAGGAGAGATTCTCTTGGTTTTTAGGTGGCTAATATATATAAAAATGCAAAGGTAGATCTGACTACCACGGACAATACAACGGTGTATACGGCACCGTCTGACTCTAGAGCCATAATCAAAAGTATATTGGTGACAGAGGATGCTGGATCAGGATGTGATATAACTTTTACTATAACCGATGCTGCATCTGCGGTATTTAACCTGTTTAAGGACAAGACAATAGCCTCAAAAACAACAACAGAATTGTTAACTCATCCTTTAATTTTGGAAGAAAATGAGGTATTAAAGGCACAAGCAACAGATGCAAATGAATTACACGTTATCGCATCGATATTGGAGATAAACAGGGATTAATATGTCGTTTATAGAAACAGAAGCAAAAGCAGAATACAAAGAGATTGACGGTAAAAGAACACTGGTGATAACACCAGAGTGTGAGATTACTTTAAAAAATCTAGAGACAGGACAAGAATACAACTCAGACAAAGAGGCGGATGATGATGTAAATAATCCTGATACACCTACGAAAAGAGAACACATCTCTCGTAGTGTAAAATTAACGGTGGAGTCACTACCACTTGGTGGAGATTCAAATTTATAATATGGCGATAACAAGAGCACAACAGGCAAAACAGATGTTACGAAAAGGTGGACGTATTGGACTCAAAGGTGGAGCTGATGCTTCTATGGCAGATTTTGGTACAGTTACGACTTCTGGTGTTAGTAAAGGTAGAACAGGTCCAGGTCCAGCTGTTGGCGCAGGTGGTGCAAGTTTTAATAAAGATGATAATTTTCAAACTTTATCATCAATAGACGAAGGCGTTAGAAGAAGAAATCAATTAGCTTTGGATAACGCAGCTATTAAGAGAGGCGAAGATGATTTAAAAAAATTATATGATGATGGTGTTCCTAAATCAAACATGCCTGGGGTGTTAGGATTAGGTTTAAACGCTACCAAAAAATTAAGAGATTTTACTTTAAGAAAAAATATAGAATACTTTGAAGATTTAAGCACATCAAAATATCCTAAAACACTAGAAGGATATACACAATATATGAAAGATAGATCAGCAGGTAAAATAGATGCTGCTGGTAATGTTAATCCGGGATATGGAAAGGATGACAGACAAGACAACACAATTTTACTTCCTCAAGAAATGGAAGATAGCACCGGTGGAGATGTCGTCGATGACACCGAAACTGAAGAAGAATCCGAAGGTTTACGATTAGCTTTTAGAGCAGATGGTGGACGAATAGGTGCCATGGACGGTGGTATGATGAGTCCCGAAGGTGGGATCATGGACCTTGAATCAGGTAGACAGATGTATTTTCTAGGTAAGTTGGTTAAGAAAGCAACAAGAGCTGTCAAGAAAGTTGTTAAATCACCAGTAGGTAAGGCTGCTTTACTTGGTTTAGGAGGCTTTTATTTAGGTGGTGGTCAATTGGGTGGTTTAATGAAAGGTGCTAGTAAATTTGGATTTTTACCACAAATGATGTATGGAAACGCTGCAGGAAGTGGTTTTGGTCTTGGTAATATCGTACCTAATATTTTAAACATTGTTAAAATGCCAGGTTTAGCAGAAAAAGCATTTAGTATGGGAACCACAGGAAAAGTTTTAACAGGCATTACAGCAGCATCAGCACTAGCAGGATTACTAACACCGGAACAGGAAGAGGAGGCACAGGAACTGGCAAGAGGTGAGGGCATAGATATAGCTGCAGCTAGAAGATCTATTTTAGAAAGAGCCCAAGGTAATATCGGAGGTGATCTTAGAATGCTTTCTGCCAGAGCAGATGGTGGTAGAATAGGTTATCAAGAAGGATCCAAAGAACCTGTAGCTAAAAAGACCATGCCGCTACTAGATATGGATGGCATGGAAAAAGATTACAGAGAGGATGGAGGATTCGTGCCTATCGGACGTATGGAAAAAGCAGATGATGTGCCTGCAAGATTATCAAAGAATGAGTTTGTATTTACCGCAGATGCTGTTAGAAATGCAGGTGACGGCGATGTGGACAAAGGAGCAGAAGTTATGTATAATATGATGAAGAACCTCGAATCCGGAGGTGACGTATCTGAGGAATCGCAAGGATTACAAGGCGCAAGAGAAATGTTTCAAACATCTAAAAGATTAGAGGAAGTATTATAATGTCTACTACAACAACAAGAAATCTACCAGCACAATTCGTCGAGGATCTAGGTGTAGATCTAGCAGAACAGGTAACCGCCCAATCGGGTGTACCCGTAGTATCGACAGGTTTAGCCGGACTTGGGTCCATGGCCCAACCAACAAAACAGGGTTTTGAATCACAAGCTGAGTTTGAAAAAAGACAAGGTTTATTTAAAGCACAACAAAAAGCAGCGTTAGGTTTCGAACAGAGACAACAGGCATTATCTGGATTAGCACCGCAGATAGAAGGTCTATCAGCAAGAGAGATAGAGGCTAGAAAGATAGCAGATGCTGGTATTGGATCTTTTAGACCTTTCATACAGGACGCACAAGCTTTGACAGGAGCTGGAGCTGGTACAGGAGCAGGATCTATTCAAGAGTTCATGTCTCCTTATCAATCACAAGTAATCGATGCATCACTTGCGGAGTTTGACAGGCAGGCAGCACAGGGAAGACAGAACATAAGAGATCAAGCTGTTGCGGCAGGTGCATTTGGTGGTGGCAGAGAGGGTGTGCAATTAGCAGAATTTGGAGCGGGCTCTGATAGAAACAGGGCAGCATTGCAGGCAGGATTATTACAACAGGGATTTGGTCAGGCCGTAGCGAGAAGAGATAAATCTTTTCAGGATCAGATAGGTCTGGCTAGTCTGGTTCCATCATTGACAGCGGGTGACGTTGCTTCACAAGGATCTTTAGGTGGAATAGATAGAGGTTTAGCACAGGCAGAAGCTGATGCCACAAGAGAGGCAACAAGACAGGCAACATTCCTACCACAGGAGCAATTAGATAGATTTGCTGGTCAAGTAACAGGGATCATGGGTGGATACCCTGCACAGTTTACATCAACAAACGTTCCTAATCCTTCGCCGTTACAGACAGCGTTAGGTATAGGATCATCATTGGCGGGAGCTTATCTTGGTGGATTAGGTAAGGGCGGATTTTCACCATTTGGAAACAAATTATCATAATGAATAGAACTTTAAAAAGACCGATGTTTAGAATGGGTGGTGCAGCAGAAGGCATCACGTCTGGTTTAGATAAACCAAGACAAAATTATAGAGATGGTTCTATAAAAAATCAATTTGAATACAATAGACTTGTAGAGAATGCAGAGAAATTAAGACCTGCAGCGATGGATGTATTTTTACAAGGCGCAAGAAACAGAGGACAATTTACTGATGACACACCTTCAGGTAACATGCAATCAACAGCAAACAACGCTGTGGGTGGAATTATGAGTGATGCTGAGTTGATAGCACGAGCTAGGGCTCTCGCAGCAGAGAATACCCCATCTAATACCATGTCTGGTAGAGAGATGGCCGCAAGATTTTTGATACCATTTGGATTGGATTTCGCAACGAGATCACCTACTGGTAATCTGTTATCTACTGCAGCCGCATCTGCAAAAGGTCCTGTAGATATGTTGATTAAAAACATTGATCAAAGAAGAGAAGGCAAAACTGATAGAGAGGCTAATCTATTTAGCGCTTTATTAACTTCGGGTTTATCTGACAGAAGAACTGATAAAAAAATGGCAGCTCAAGAATTAAAAGACAGTCAAGAGCTATTAACTCTATATGATAACGAATTACAAAAAAATGTGATTGTCAAAGCAGGAGATGTTTACAACGATCTATCAAGATATGGTCCATCCAAAAAAGATGAGACAGGAAAAACATTTGAGAAATTAGAGGTAGCGAATTTGATAGAAGAGAAAATGTCTGAGATCTTTGAACTGGAGGCTAAAGAGAATAAAACAGCAGAGGATGAACAGGCTATAGCACAGGCCAAAGGTGTTCTAGAATATCTAAGAGGTAATAAGAATACAAATGCTTTTGCTAATTCTATATTAAAAGATACCGAATATCTAAACACTCTCAGAACTAAAATAAAAAACAAACTAAAGACAACCGAGAAGTTTCAAGAAAAAAATCCAACAACAGAGTTGTTGCTCCAACAGGCGATAGACGATGCCTTGGAATATTACATAGAGAATGGCTCTTTCCCACCAGATCTAGCACTGGCCAAGGGAGGTAGAGTTGAGTTAGCACAATCGTTTCCAGGAACAGCGGGTGATGCAATGAAAGCACAAGACACGGCGTTACCACCACAAATGAACGAAGAATCAAAAATAGATTACGAGACATTGAGAGCAAGATTACCTAGAGAGATATCAGATGATATCGTAAAACTCATAGCATCCAGTCCGGAGGCATTAGAGGATTTTGCTACCATTCAAACACAACAGGACGTTGTCAATTTCAATACAAAGTATAACGTAGAGTTAATATTACCAGCGGAGGCGTAAAATGGCCGATTCTGCATTAGAACGATATCTCAAAGATAAAAGACTTCAGGATACACAACCCGGAAAAAACAAAGATATAGAAGAGATAAAAGAATCATTTCAAGATACATTAATAGGTCTGACAGAACCAAAACCACCTGTAAAATTTTTTAGATCTTTTTTACCCAGAAAAACAAAAGAGGGTAAATTAGAAGATACCAGTCTATTAAGATTTGGTTTGTTTTTAAATCCACAACTTAGATCAGCAGCCTCT